CGAAGACCAGGTTCACCCCACGCTGCACGACACGGAAACCGAGCTTGCCCAACAGCGCGATCTCGGTGAGCAGGTTGCCCAACACCGGGAAGCGGGCAGACTGGTTGATGATCGGCCCGCGCGCTCCGTCCGTGCCCATGATGAGCCCCGTCTTGCGACGAGCGGCCGGAGCTGACGGGCCGATGTTGGCGTTGACGTACGCGTGCATGACGGTCTCGACCTTGCCGGAGCGGACGTCATGCGCCTCTGTCTGACTGGCGCCGTCCGGGTTGGACGGCTGTGGAAAGGCCAGTGCATCTGCAAGACAGACAGTGTCAGACACGCCCTCGAAGGAGACCGTCCCGTCCGGGTCGGTGGGGGTCGAAGAGAACTCCGACTTCACCATCGGCCCGGACATGAGGACGTCGTCTGGCCCGGTCACGATGACCCCGGAGCCGGGCGTCCGCAGCGTGTCACACAGCGGATGCTCCGACGCCAGGGTCAGCTTCCATGAGCCGAGGTTGTTGAAGTTGTCCGTGAGTTCGAGGTCCAGCTCCTCGGGGCGAATGACGCCCCTGCGGACCAGGTTCTTGTCACGCACCTCAACGGTGATGTCCTCCAGCTTCACTCAGATCACCATCCACTTCCGGGGGTACCAGGAGCAGGTGATCTGCGAGGCGCTGGTGGTGTTCAACAGAGAGGCGGTCGCCGTGGAGTTGCCAGGCTGGACGGTCCAGAAGCGTGGGGCAGTGTCCAACAGGTCGTACCGGTTGGCGCCGGTCTCGTCCACCACCGTCCCCTTGCGGGTGTCGACGATGAGCTTCTGTCCGGCGGTGAGGGTGCCGTTCCACTTCAGCGTCTCGCCCGTGGGTGACGTGGCGACGAAGTGGTCACCCGGACCACGGACTTCCCACACCGGGTACGCCGCAGCGTCACCCGAGTTGAAGAGGTCGATGGAGCCGATCGCCTGAGAGGGGGCGACGGTCATCGACACCATGTTGGACAGGAACGCGCCCGCGCTGGACGCGCCCGAGATCGTACGCACCTGCTGCGCAGAGCTGGTGAAGTACGGGTCGCCGGCCCGCAGGGTGAGGACCGTCTGGAACTCGTTCTCGCCGATCGTGTCCTCGCCGTAGGTGTACTCGCCACCTCCGACTCGATGCACGTCGGTCGACCAGCGGACCCCGTCGCCGTTGACGAGGACCAGGGAGCACCCCCCGGCCAGCACAAGGGCCAGCCGGGAGAGCTTCGCCTGAAGGTCCGCTCGGTCGAGCGCCAGGATCTCGATGGGGATGTCGATGTCTCTGGTCTGTACGCGGGTCCTGCGGAAGATGGCGCCGTCTCCGGCGCCTTCCAGCCACTGGACCGAGACCGGGGGCAGGCCCAGGCCAGTCACACCGGACTTGGCCTGGAAGCCCACCCCCTGTTCGTCGATCTCGTTGAGGTCGATCGTGTCCGCACCGCTCACCAGCAGGAGCTTCGGCACTTACTTCACCATCCCATCCTGGCTCGGTTGGCGGCGGCGAACAGATCCTCCTCGGAGCCGAGCGAGGAGCCGGGTGCCGCGTAGTAGTTGAGAGTCTTCGAGCTGCCTCCGTTCGAGGAGCCGTTACCCAGGGCGCTTCCCACCGCCGAAGCGATGTTCCGCGCCGTGGAGTTGGTGGTCTGTCCGATGAGCAGGCTGTCCTCCACCGCCTGAGCGATGTTGCCCTGCTCGGAGATCAGACCCTTCCGGAAGCCCTGACCGACGTAGGCGCCGATCTTGGCCAGCACCCGCGAGGGGCTGTGGATGCCGAGCGCCTTCTTGATGGCCTTCACCATCGAGTCCGCGATCTTCAGCATCTGCTTCTCGATCTTGCTGGCCTGCGACTCCAGACCCTTGACCAGACCCTCAGCCATGTGGATGCCGTTGTCGTACATCACCTGGCTTGCGGTCGCTCCGACCTTGGCCGCAGCATCCTGGAGCTGCTTCTCCAGGTCGTTGACCTGCTTGACGCCAGCCGAGCCCGCGCCGAGGATCGCCTCAGCCGCTTCCATGCCTGCCTGGGGGCCGGCCTGCGCGAGCTGATCGAACATCTCCTGGTTGAGCCCGAGCTTCTTCAGCTTGGCGAGGACGTCAGCGAAGTGCTTCGCCTGGTCCACCGACTGCTTCAGTTGCTCCAGGATTCCGGAGAAGCCGCCCTCCATGTGCGTGACGTTGGCGTCGTCAACGATCTTCTGGGCGATGTTCGCGGCGTAGTCGGCCTTCGCCTTCTTGAGGTCCGCGAGGGACTTCTTGGCGTCGTCGACCTTGGTCTTCAGCTTCTCGTACGAGGAGAGCAGGTGGTTGAGCTGCGCCTGGTCGGCCTTGACCTTGGCGGTCACAGCCTTGCTGAGCTTGGCCTTCCCGATCAGGGAGGTCAGGTCAGTCAGGCTCTTCTTCACGTTGCTGAACTGCGACTCAAGGCCCTTGATCAGACCCTTGATGATCACAACACCAGCGTTGTAGAGAAGGACCTTGTCCTTGGGGAGCGGACCCTTCCAGTCGGTCAGCTTGCTGGTGAGGTCACCGAGCTTGTTCTTGACCGAGCTGAACATCGACGTGATGCCGGAGATGAAGCCCTTGATGAGCTCGATACCGGCATTCTTCAGCGTCGACCCGAGCGAGCTCAGGCCAGCCTTCGCCTTGCCGGGCAGCTCCTTGACCTTGGTGATGGCCTTGCCGATCCACTCACCCACGGCAGAGACGAGCCTGCCGAGCGCGGTCGTGGTGGCGGTCTTGACGGTATTCCAGCCGTCCGAGAAGAACTTCCCGATCGCCCTGATGCCGTCCATCACCAGGGCCTTGGCGCCAGTGAAGAACAGGCGGACGCCGCCAGTGATGGCCTTCCAGCCGTCCGAGAAGAACTTGCCGATGGCCTTCAGTCCGTCCATCACCAGGCCCTTGGCTCCGGTGAAGAACAGGGAGACGTACCCACGGATCGCCGCGAAGGCTCCCGTGAAGATCTCGCCGATGGCCTTCCATGCCGACTTGAACAGAGCGCCGATGGCCTTGAACGCCTTACCGGCAGTGCCCAGGATTCCGACATTGAAGAAGACTTCCAGCGCACCGAGGATGATGTCCCAGATGCCCTTCAGAATTCCCCAGATACCGTCCCAGAGCTGAGAGAAGCCCTGCTTGAAGGTGTCCCAGTTGCCGGTGAAGATGCCCTCGAAGATGCCCCAGATCATCGTGAAGTAGCCGACGATGGCGTCCCAGACGCCGACGAACAGTTCCTTCAGTCCTTCGAGGACCAGGCCCACACCGTTGATCGCAGCGACCAGCGCGCCGGCCAGGATCTCGATGATGAACTGGAGGATCGGAACGAGGATCGGCATCAGGAAGTTGACGACCGCGAGCAGTGCCTGAAGGAACGGCTGAAGCGCCTCGACCACGCGAGAGATCGCGTCGGCCAGCGGAGGCAGGACAGCCTGGACGACCTCGGACAGCATCGGAAGCAGAGGCTCGATGACTGCCTTGATGATCTGAAGTGCGATGGCGATCACCGGCTGGAGGGCCGTGAAGATCGTGGTCAGCGCCTGAGCCAGCACGGGCAGGATCGGAGCGAGCGCATCCATCAGGGCGGACGCCAGAGGCATCACGGCCTGGAGGATCTGCCCGAAGATCGCAGCGATCGGAGGCAGGATCGTCCCGAGGAACTGGAACGCCGTACCGAGCAGGTCGCCGACGATCGGCACCATCTGCTGGATGATCGGAGCCAGCGTCTGGAACGCCTGAGTCAGCGCGCCGCCGAGGAGCTGGACGATCGGGATGAGCTGCGGAGCCAGCGTCGAGAACGCGCCCGCGAGCGGGATGATCGCAGCCGAGACGAGCTGGCCGAAGACCGGGAGCATCGCGGCGACGACCTGCATGATCGCGCCGAGCGCCTGACCGAGCGGAGCCATCGCGGGAGCGAGGGCCTGCACTGCACCGAGCAGTCCATCGAACATGGCCGAGATGCCCTCGGTCACAGCGGGCTGAGCGAGAGCCGAAGCCACCGCGTCCAGCGCCGTACCGATGATCTCGCCGGCCTTCGGGAGGACCGTCGTGAGCAGCGAGCCGAGCTCCAGGAACAGGTTCTTGACTGCCGGCCCGGACGTCGTGGCGATGTTGTTCATCGCCTCATGCGCGGCCTTGAAGACCTCGGTGAGGCCCTTCTGGAAGCCGTCGCTGTCGACCGTCTTGTGAATGCTGGCCAGTGCGTCGTTCAGTGTCCCGAGGGACGTGCCGCCCGCCTCGGTCGCCGCACGGGCGACGCCAGACAGGATGCCGTAGACGTTGTAGAGGACGCCGCCCAGATCCTTCAGGGCCTGGATGCCCTCGTCGATCTCGGCCTTGATCCCGTTCTCGCCCTTGGCCTTCAGGAAGTCGGCGAACTGCTGCGAGATGTCGACGAACCACTGCGAGAGCTGCGGCAGGTAAGAGGTACCGACCTTGCCCAGGGTGGCGATGATGTCGGCGAACGCCTTGGTTCCACCGGTCGCGATGGTGATGGACGACGACAGGTCATCGAACATCTGGCCCAGCGCGGGGCCGAGCGACGTACCGAGGTTGGAGGCGAAGGAGCCGAAGAACCCGCCGAGCTCGGTGGCCGTGTCGGCAACACCCTTACGGAAGGCGGGGAGCAGGGAGTCGACCATCTCCTTGATCGGAGCGCGGGCCTTGTCCCAGAAGTTCGAGCTGATCGTGTTCTGGAGTTCCGACAGGGTCTTCTTGACCTCGGGGATCTCCTTGTTGAAGTCCTTCAGCGCGGCGATCGTGACGCCGATGCCGACCGCGAAGCCACCCAGAAGTCCGGGCAGCAGGGCGACAGTTGGTCCGATCTGAGCCAGCGACGCCGACAGCGCGAAGAGGTTGCTCGCACCAGCGAGCGCCATGCCAGCGAGGCCGGCGATGGCCGACGCAAGCGAGCCGATGACCGGGACGCTCTTGTCGAGGTTCTTCAGGATGTTGCCGAACTTCTCGAAGAGGTTGTTCAGCACGCGGATGCCGGAGAGCGCAGCCAGCGCGGTAGCCACCTTGGCGACAGCCGCGTTGTTCAGCTCGGGGACGATCGACACCGTGCGCGGCCGGGTCAGGATGCCCAGGCGAGCGGAGGTAGCGGCGCCACCGAGGGCGCTCATGTCCGGCTCGATCTTGATCTTCAGCGGGGAGTTGTCGTCCCGCCAGTCCTGGATCTGGTGCGTCATCTCGCGCAGCGACTCGTCGCTGATCTTCAGCTTGATGTCGCCCGCGTCGATCTCGGACTGGAGCTTGACCTTGTCGCCGTTCTTGGCGCGGTTGGTGTAGGCCCGGACCGCCCGAGCCAGCTCGCCGTTCATCGTGCTCGTGTCGATGCGGGTGTAGATCTTCACCTTGCGAGCGTCCGACTGGCGGTTGCGCTGGCTGATCTTAGAGATCTCGGTGAGGAGTTCCCGCTCGAACCCGGCCATGTTCGGCATGACCTGGACTTCGACCTTGAGCTTCTTCTCGTCCTTGGCGAGCTGGTTCTCAGCCTTGCGTCGGAACTCACTGGTGTCCGGCAGGACGCGGACACTGACGCGTCCGATGACCTGACCCTGGGGCATCGCTTACCTCCGCTTGGCGTTGAACTTGTTGTAGAGGTCGGCCACG